CTGACCTTCGTAAGTATATCCATATTGATGATATGGGTGGGATTAGATTATACGATAATTTTGCACCGTCATTAGCTGGTGAGGTAACAGATGCACTTACATTAACTGTACCATCTTCTACAAAAAATATATTAATACGCACTAGAAATACTAGATTTAGACCTCTGGCTAAAGTTACTGAATTTGAGATTACAACTTCAAGAGATACGGTTGATATTACAAATTTAGGAGAAGAATTTAAAAATCAATACGAAAATGGTCTTATATCAGGACAGGGAACAATTCAAACGATATGGCAACATAGAAATTTTTTAAATGATACAACTTTCCCAAGTCCTGATTTTCCTGTTTACCTAAGTCAATTATTGGTACGGATGCAGCAAGGAGCAGATTTTGAAGGCAGATTTTATATTTATCACGATCCAAATCAAACTACTAATAGCGTTTGGTACCAATCAATGTGTGTCGTAACTAATGTGGCTGTTAATGTACCTGCTGGTGGTTTGGTAGAGGCACGAATAGAATTTGTTACTAATAGTGAGATAAAACTACATAATGGAGTACCGCCTTCATTTCTATTACAAGAAAGCAGTGATAAGATATTGCAAGAGGATGGAGATGGTATTTTACTTGAAGATCCTTAAAATAAGATTTATGATGTACTTAAAAGTGACTTGACATGGCTGATCTACAGATTACACAATTACCAGAATTAGGTTCAGCCCAACTGCAAGCAACAGATCCGATTGCGGTTGCTGATGTTAGTGCAACAGAAACGAAAAAGATAACTGCAAAAAATTTAGTACAAGGTGCGTTTGGATTAGTAGATGCAGCATCAATACCAGCTACAGCACTTAGTTACCCATTAACAGCAGGTCAAATTATAAATGCAACTTTAGCTGATAATGCTGTAACCAATGTAAAAATTACAGATGCAACTATAACTGGTTCAAAATTAGTAAACGATACAATTACAGCAACTCAAATAGCAGCAAATGCGATAACAGCTAGTGAACTTGCAAATGATGCAGTAGATACAAATGCCATATTAAATTTAAATGTAACTGAGGGTAAATTAGCAAATAATGCAGTTACAACTGCAAAAATAGCAAATAGTGCTGTTACTTTTGCTAAAACTAATTTTAGTGATGGCGATATTCCTGGAGCAAAAATAACTGCTGCTTCTATTACTGCAACACAAATTGCTAATAATGCTGTAACTGCAAATGAGTTAGCAGATAATGCAGTAGATAATGCTGCTATTGCCAATACTGCTGTGACAGGTGCAAAAATTGCTTCTGACACAATAACGGCTGGTAATATTGCTGCCAATGCTATTGGAGCTTCAGAACTTGCTGATAACGCAGTAGATAGTGGAGCTATTGCAACTGACGCTGTAACAACTTTAAAAATTGCTAACTTAAATGTTACTACAGATAAATTAGCAGCCAATGCTGTTACTGCTGCCAAAATTGCTGATAATACTATTACTGCCACGCAAATAGCTGCAAATGCAGTTGGTTCTAGTGAACTAGCTGATAATGCAGTTGATACGGCTGCGATTGCAAATTTGGCTATCATTGATGCCAAAATATCAGGTGTCTCAGGTACAAAAATTACAGATGGAACTATTACCGCAGCTAAATTAAATACAGCAAATATTGATCGGTCATTAAATGTAGCATCAGGTAATTTAGGAATTAATAATGCAGTAACAGGTGGTGCGTCTGCAAGAAATGGTATTACTTATAATGCACAGGGATTGATAACCAGTACAGCAGCATTAGTTGCAAGTGATATTCCAGAAGCTACAGCATCGGCAGTCGGGGGTGTAAGCGTACCAGCATCAGGTGGTTTAACTGTTACAGCAGCAGGCGCATTATCAATAAATAATACTGTTACTGGTACTACAACTTCTGGTATTACTTTTAATAATCAAGGATTAATAACAGCTACATCTGCTCTTATTGGTTCTGATTTACCTGTTGCAACCGCAAGTGCTCTTGGTGCTATTACAGTTCCAGCAGGTTCTGCTCCTTTAGCTATATCTGGCTCTGGAGTTTTATCAATAAGCACATCAGGAGTAACAGCAGGTACACATACAAAAGTAACTGTTAATAGCCAAGGTTTTGTTACTGCTGGAACAACTCTTGCTGCTACTGATATTCCTGACCTCGCTACAACAAAAATTACCACTGGTACGTTTGGTACAGACTTTGTAGCCAACGATGCAATCACTATGGATAAGCTGGCAAACTTATCTACTGGATTTATACAAGAAGCATCTCCTGATATATCTGACCTGCCTACTGGTGTTTTTTGGTTGCAAGAATCTACAGGACAGCTAAGAATATTTAACGGTAACAGTTTCTTCTCTGTTGGTTTTGGAAGATTAGCAGAAGAAAACCTTAGATTCTGTGGAACATTTAATGCTAGTAACGGTACAATAGTTACACTTACAGCGTTTGGAACATCAGCAGGTTTTACTGTTAGTAATGCAATTCCAGCAGGTACATCAACACTAACTGGTGCTTATTTTGTTTGTGTTACTCCTGGAAATGGAACAGCAGTTGTTCCAAGTACCAGTTTTGATGCTGGTGACTGGTGCTTATGTGTAGGACCTGATAATTGGGATAGAATTGATACTTTATCTGGACCTGGTAGTGTTTCTAGTCTTAACGATTTATCAGATGTTACATTATCAAGCCCAACAACTGGTCAATTATTAGTATTTCAGGCAAGTGGTCAATTCGCTAATGTTTCAGTAATCAGTGGAGGAACTTACTAAATTGATGTATCCTTTAGTTAAGTCAAGGTAAACTATGTCAATTCAAATTAAATTAAAGAATAGTGTTGTACAGGATAGTACTCCTAGTACATCTGATTTACCTGCTGTTGGTGAAATAGCACTTAACGCAAATATAAATAGTATTGGTGGCTTTATGCGAGCCAGTGATAATAGTATCGTAAAAATATTTGGCCCAGGAAGTTTATCAACACCTACTGCTACCACTACAGTTTCAGGTATATCTGAATTAGCAACTAATACTGAGACAACAACTGGAACAGCTACAAATAGAGTTGTTACACCTGCTGGTTTAAATGCGGTAACGGTTGCAGAACGTACCACATCAAATACTAACTATGTAGCAAAAGCTGGTAGTACTCTAACAGGTGTATTGACTATGCCTAATGGTTCTAATTCAGCACCTGCTATAAATTTTGGGGATAGCGATAGCGGAATATTTGGTGGAACAAATACTGTTAGTTTGTCTGCTGGAGGAACAACAAGATTAACTGCTGATACTGGAGTAAGTGTTGTTGGTACGTTAGCTGTTACTGGAGCTATAACATCTACAAGTGATTTGACAATTGCAGATAAAATAATACATTCTGGCGATACTAATACTGCAATAAGATTCCCTGCTGCTGATACTGTTTCTGTTGAAACTGCTGGTGCTGAAGCGATTAGAGTTGACAGTTTAGGTCATTTTCTCGTTGGTACGTCTGCTGTAAGAAGTCCAGCAGGAATAAGTGCTAAATTTCAGGTTGAAGGCACAAATGGTAATACTTCAGCAATATCGTTAACAAGAAACTCAGCAGATAGTGGTGGTAGTCGTTTTATGTTCAATAAATCTAGAGGTGCTACTAATGGGTCAGATGTTGTTGTTCAAGATGGAGACAATTTAGGTGAGATATTGTTTTGTGCTAATGATGGTACAGATTCAGATAGTATTGCAGCTAGTATTTCAAGTACTATTAATGGAACACCTGGAAGTAATGATGTACCAGGTCAATTATTATTTGGCACAACAGCTGATGGTGCTGCTTCTCCCACAACAAGATTAACAATAGACAAGGGAGGTAAATCTACGTTTGCTGGTGAAGTAGAAATAACAGGAAACTTGGGAATACAAGGTGAAATTGGACTTTTTAATGGAGCTACAAATGCAGGTAGATTTATAGACGCTGGTTTGGGTGATGGAAACGACTTAACAATACGAGGTTGCTCTGGTGGAGATGCTAACCATGAAAACCTTATTGTTGCGACTAGAAATTCAGGAATAGAATTGTATTTTGATGCTACTAAAAAATTTGAGACAACAAGTGCAGGTGCAACTGTAACAGGAACAATAACCGCTACGTCATTTATAGGTGAAACAGTAGTTAATGACCCCTCGCCACAATTAGGTAATTCACTAGATATGAATGGTCAAAGTATAAATGGTGGAGATAGTGCTGGTACTGCAAATAATAGAATTAAACTTGGTACTGGTGATGACCTACAACTGTTTCACGATGGTTCAAACAGCTATGTCAAAAATGCTGGAGCTGGAGCACTTATCTTAGAAGGTGCATCTCAAGTCAATATAAAACATGGTGGTGAAGAGATGATTAGGTGTCTACCTGATGCCGCAGTGGAATTATATTTTGACAACTCTTTAAAATTACAGACAACCACTGCTGGAATTGATGTTAACGGTACGGTAACAGCAGACGATATTATTACTGCTGGTGCGTTATTACATGAAGGTGATACTAACACTCTCGTTCACTTTGATGCTAATGATCAAATATCATTAAAAACCAATGGTAGTACCAGATTACAAGTTGTTAATACTGGAGTAAATGTAACAGGAAATATTGAGTTAAGCAGTCATTTAGATATGCCTGATGATGCCATAATAAAACTTGGAACTAGCGATGACCTGCAAATTTATCATGATGGTTCTACGAGCTACCTAAAAGATACTGGCACTGGTAATTTAAGAATTGCGACCAGTAAAGGGGAATTTAGAAGTGCTGGTGATACTGAAAATTTAGCAGCATTTACTGAAAATGGAGCCGTAGAACTCTTTTATGACAACAGTAAGAAGTTTGAGACAACAAGTATAGGAGCTAAAGTTACAGGAAATTTAAATCTTAGTGCAGAATTAAATTTAACTGAGGGTTCAGATGCTAATAGATTTATAGATGCAGCGATTGGTACTAATGCCTTACTTCTTAGAAAAACTACTGGTGGTGATAATGGTCATGAATATATGATTGAATGTGTAGGCGATGGTGCTGTAAAGCTATATCATGATGCTGCTAAAAAGTTTGAAACAAAATCATCAGGTGCACAGATTACGGGACAGCTTCAATTTGGCGATGGTGGTGCTACTGCTGGCAGTAACATGGTTTCTTTGGGAAATAGTGATGATTTAAAATTGTATCACAATGGTGTGCACAGCTATATTGATGAAGTTAATAATGGAAATTTAGTATTAAGAACACATCCATCTGGTACATACGCTACTGTTGTTTTACAAGCTGGTCAAGAAAACTCTGTTTTATGCCATAAAAATGGAAACGTAGAGCTTTACTTCGACAACAGTAAAAAGTTTGAAACAACTTCGGGAGGTGTGAGTATTACAGGAGATTATACTATGACGGGAAATATGTTTATAGGTGCTGAATTGAATTTAATGTCAGGAACTAGCAATGCAAATAGGTTTATTGATAGTTCAATGGGCGATGGTAATGGATTACATATTAGATCGACTCAAAATGGTGATGCGAATCATGAAAATATGGGTATTCTTGTAAGAAATGCACAATGTGAATTTTATTTTGATAATTCTAAAAAGATTGAAACCGTAAGTAATGGGATCAAAGTAACTAATTTCGTGGGTGTAGGTGTTCAAGTTGGAAATAGTCTTGGTAATAGAAGTTATGGTATAGCTATTGGGGATAATGATACTGGTTTTGCACAAAATGGTGATG